TCCGGTTGGTCCAGTGCTTCCGGTCGCACCTGCAGCACCAGTCGGCCCGGTGCTGCCGGTTGCGCCGGCCGCACCGGTGGGTCCAGTGGAGCCCGTAGCGCCAGCAGCGCCCGTTGGACCAGTAGAGCCCTGTGCGCCAGCAGGTCCGGTAGGTCCGGTGCTTCCGTTCGCGCCAGCCGTCCCCGTGGGTCCTGTCGGACCCGCGGCGCCGTTTGCTCCTGTCGGTCCCGTGGCGCCGTCCTGGCCTGTCGGCCCGGTCGGACCAGGGTCGCCAGTCGATGCCGACGATACGATCTCGCCTCCGACGCGCTTTAAAAATTCGCCGTCAATGATCGCGCCAAGGTCAAGGGTCGATCCGCCACCCTCTACCAGGTTATGGTCCTTGTTCCACTCGGTAGCGCCGGTCGCGGAGAATGTGCCGTCCGCTGGCGTCTTGTGCGAGATCGTCATCCCATCCCCATGATGAAGAGCGTGGATACGCGGATCGGCGCCGGTATACGCACGAGAATGGCGGCCCAGCCTGACCCGGTAGCACCCCCGGTATGGCTGAACGTCGCCGTGATATTCCCAGTAGAGCCAGCCGCGATGTCCTCGCGCGTAAATCCTGCCAGATTAGAGAAGCCGTTTTCGGCGTCCTCCCTCTCGTCGAAGTTGCTCGGGGCGGTGTGCCCGTTACCGATGCCGTCCCCGCGCACGTCTGGCGCCGAGATCATCAACAAATCGTCTCCAACGAACGCCGTCACGCCGTTCGCGGTCACGCTTACTGGTGACGTATTGTTGTTATTGTCGGTGGCGATAGTGGAGATCGTAGGCGCCGAAACCGTGCTGCGATCACGAAACGCATAAGCCTGTGTAACCCATGTGCCGGTGCCGCCAGTGCCAAGAGCGCCGAACTGGTAGGTGCCCGCGTCTGCCGCCGAGAGCCTCTTCCAGCCAACCGCGACGGACTGGCCGTCTCCCGTCAAGTCGACCTCTCCCAACTCAGTGAATCCTGTCGGATAGTCGCCAGCATCAAATGCCGCCGCGGAGGCGTCGATCGTGCACACCAGGATGACGATGTCCCCGGCAGCGACTCCTGAGGGCACTGCAACGGATGGGGTGTCACTCGTCCCGCTAGCAGTAGTGGAGTCCAGATAGGCCACTAGAACTGCACCTTGAAAGGAATGGCGAAGCCACGCGCGCCGAGATCGGTCACGCCAGTGTTATCCGCCGTCACATTGACGGTTCTATCGAGTCCAGAATCCAACTGGCGCGTAATCGCCCCAAGGATGATCGTGATCGGCCTTGTAGTCGTCACAGCATGGATCTGCACGACTCGCAGAAGCACCGTGTCGATGGTGAACTCCACAAGCGCGCCACGCTTCAGGTCGCGTGCGCGCTGGATGACTAACGCCATTTAGTTGATCGTTGCCGATGCGCTCGTCAGCATGCCCTCGCTGTCGCGCTTGATGCCGCCGAGCGTAATCGTCTGGTTGCCCTTCTTCTCGATCGCCGTGGCGATCTTCTCCATCGCTTTCGCGTTGTCAGAGAGCATCTTTTCCTGCGTCTTCACGATGCCTTCGATCGCCTTCATCATGCCCTCCAGGGTCTTCATGAAGTTCGGCATCGCGGTAGACTCGTCCTCGCGGGCCTGCGCGGCGATCTTGATGTCGCTCTCGCGCTTGCGGTGCTCCTCGTCGATGCGCAGCTTCTCGTTACCCTGCGCCGCGGTGGTCTCCTGCTCCTTCGCCTTGAGCGCGGTCTGATGTACGAGCTGCTTCTCGGCGATCTGCGCATCCTGCTCTGCAACGAATGCCTTCAGCGCGAGATCGGCCTCGGCTTTCTCGCGCTCGAGCTTCGCCTGCTCTGCGTTCACCTCGCGCTGCATCTGAAGCTCTGCCATCTTCGCCTGATGCTGCGCCTGCAGCTTCGCCGCATCGGCCTGCATGCCGGCCTGGATCTTCGCGTGCTCGGTCGACTGGTCCGCCTTCAATTGCTGGTTTTCCTGCGCGAGCTTTTGCGCCTCCTCCTGCATCATCTGCATGCGCTCCTGCAGCTCGGGCGGAACCGCCATGCCCTGGCGCATCTCCTGCAGGATGCGCTCCTTGTTCTTCAGGCTCGAGGCTTCCACGATCGCGGTCGACGGGATCGGAATTCCGCTCTTCACCATCTCGGAGAGCGCGGTGAATTCCTCCTGCTGCACCGTCACGGAATCGGGCGCGTCGTCGATCACGATGTCGACGTCCAGTTCATCGACGCTGTTCTGCGTCATCCCCGTCGCCGGGTCTGTGTAGTTCAGAGCGACGAAGCGCACAGTCGACGGATCATCGGTGACGCGAATCCACTTCTCGGCTTTCCAGTACTGCCGGATGCGGTTCCAGATCATCCGGTACACCCGGACGTCGAGGTGCTTCAGCACGTCGAACATCGGCGCGAGCTCTGTCTGCGCAGCTAACTCGCGGCTCTTTAGCGCCACCCCTGACATCGAGCGCTCCTCCTTGCCGCTCGCCGCGGAGGAGTAGCCGATATGGTCGACCTCTAGCTTCGCCTCCTCTAGGAGCTTGAACTGGGCCTGCGCCATGTCGCCCGTCTTCAGCACCTCGAACTCCATCCCGGGCGTCGTCTCGATGTAGCCATCCGGACGCGCCAATTCCTCGCGGGCCTTGTTCACGTCCTCCACCGCGCCGCGCTCCCCGCGCACCTGGCGCACGGACATGAGGTGAAGCGCCTTGGAGCGGCGCTTGTTGATCTCGTCCTGCACGTCGAGGTACTGCATCACCGCGCCGTAGCGGTTGCCGTCGATGTCGACAAAGAGCGAGCCGAACGCATACGGGTGCTCCGTCTCGCCGTCCTCGTTCTTATAAGGCGACACCTTCGGGTCCTTCAGGAACCCGCCGCGCGTGAAGCACGAGTAGAACCAGTCCTTACCCTCCATGTAGTAGAGTTCAACGATCTTCACGCGCTTTCGCTTGGAATCGATCCAGCGCGGCCGGTCGTCGTAGGTCTGCGAGCCGTTGATCATCTGCTCGAGCATTTCCTTGCCATCAGGAAAGCGCTCTGCAGCCTGGTCGTAGTCCATCCACACGACCTGTCCCAGGTAGCGGGCGTCGGAAAAATCCTTTCTCCGCGAGTGCGGGTCGTGGATGATGCGGTCCCACATGATGTGGTTCACCTCCACGCAGATCCCGTAGGGCTTGTCCTTCACGATCACCTCAACCCCGCCCGTGCCCTCGACGGTCAGGTTGTCCCACGCCGCGGAGCGCGTTTGCCGGTAGAACTGGTCATCCAGCACGAACCGGATAGCCTCCGTCGCGGCCTGCGCGCCTTGCGTGTGCTTGGGGGTCCTCGGGTATGCCTTCGCGGTGGTGCGGTTCGCGCGCTCCATGCCCATCAACCCGTCGATCTTCGGCTTGATGCGGTTGATCACCACCGGAGCCTGCTTGCGCTTTTTCAGCGCGCGGGCTTCTTCGGCTGACCATTGCTGACTATCGTAGTACCGCCTGCACTTCTCCGAAGTGTTCCTTGCGTCAATGGTTGCGTCATCGGCTTCGTTCACCCAGTCGACGAGGTCCGCGAGGCCGATACCGCCCCTTTTCTCGTCGGTGCTCTGGAAACTCGGGTGCTGCGATTCGTTTTTATTTTTCTTCGCCATCGGCTACCTCACACAGTCATCCAGTTCTCGGCGTCGTCCTCATCGCGCTCGAATGCGCGCATCCAGCGATCTACCGGCTCCTTCTTTCGCTGCGGGGCATGCACCCACGGACGCGACATGCAGGCATAACGCACGTCGTCATACACGTGATCCTCCTGGTCGGTGTCGACGTCCTCCGGGTGGTCCTCGTCGATCACGAGGTCGGGCATCGTGCGCCAGAACCCGTCATGACAATTGCTCGTCACGAAGAGCATCGGGCCCTCTTCGTCGCCCGCAATCCTCTGCCTCACCTCGAGATAACCCTGCGGCCTGGCGTTATCCGACTTCCTCAGAACAACGCCCTTCGCGAGCATGCGCTCAGCGTGGGAAGGCCCGCCGTCAACTTTCCAGATGCTCGGGTCCGCCGCGATGTACGAAATCCGCCGCGGGACGTACTTCACTCGGATTCTGAGCGCGACCTCCTCTACTTCTTCCCTGGTGCCCTCGTTTGGCTTTTTCGTCCAGCCGTAGAGCTCGTTGTATCGGATGATCGCCCCGCGCCTGAACGTCCTCCCATCGGGCAGCGCATTTCCGTTACTCACGCACCACAGGCCGAAGCTGTACGGGCGCGTGCTCCCCCAGTCCAGGCTCCCGAATATCTGCCAGTCCTCGGGAGGATCGAGCGGCTCAACGCCATGCACCTCGCGGCGCAGCTTCTCAAACGCCTGCCCCGCTACGATGTCCCAGTCCCCCTCGAGCATCGCGCGCACGAGCGCATCCGCCCCCAAGCCCCGCAGCCTGTCCGCATACGCCGGGTCGTCCTTGGTCAGGTACTCGTTATCCGCAAGCCGCGCCGGGATGAACTGCCGGAGCATCCCGCCCTCCTCCGAGCTCGCCCGCCAAATCTCCATCGCGGGCCTGGGCGTCACGAACGTCCTCTTCACCCAGGCGTGGCCGATCGAGCCCGGGTTCGACGCGGCCTCGATCCGCGGCAATCGGCCGGCGTACTGCGCCGGGACCCTCAACCCCGCAAGCCGCACCCGGCTCCGCAGAAACCGATACTGGTACTCCGTAAAGTGCGTCAGCTCATCCATCAGCAGCACGTGGATCTCCGCGCCGCGGTACTTCTCAACGTCCGACTCCGTGTCGCAGTAACACAGATGCAGCACGCTCCCGTTCCAGAAGCTGAACTCGTTCTCCACCGCCCGATACTTCACGTGCCCAGACTGCACGTACGGGTCGAGCATCACGTGGAAATTCGTCGGCCCCCGCAGATGGTTGTCCCGCAGATCCGTCAGCGTCCGGCGAAACAGATACACCTGCACGCCAGGCACCTCCACACACCACCTGATCGCGCTCGTCCTCTTCAGGTAACTCTTACCCCCGCCAGCAGCACCCCCATACAACAACTCAGTCGCGCTCGTGTGAAACGCCGCCGACTGCTTGGGCTGCAGGCGGATCTCGCTCACTGCTCAGGGTCGGGTGGAGCCGGAAGTGCAGGAGGAACAGGAATGCTTTCCAGGGTCCTACCCCCCTCCGGCATCGGCGCATGGATGTGCAGCACCGGGGCCACCTTCACCTCCACCTCCTGCTTCACCCCGTACAAACTCGGCCGCCGACGCTCGAAATCCATCCGGGCAAACCTAGCCTTCTCACGCGCCTTCTGAACCTCCAGCACGCTCTTCGCGCCGTCCAGGTCCTCGTCCGCCTCTGCAATCCGCGCCACCAAGGCATCCGTCACCAGGTCCTTGTACGCAGCATCCCCCACAGCAGACAACAACCACTTGTACAACGTCACACGCGACAAACCATGCTCAGCCGCCAACTGACGCATGCCGTACTCACCAGTAGCAAACTTCTCCACCAGTACCGGCAGCAACTCGGCCTTTCGCTCGCTCGAACTCAAAGCGCGTTACCGGTCTTAACGCCGGCTTGCGCCAAATGCGCTCGGCAGAAGGAGGGGATCGAACGCATGCGCGGGGCTTTTTACCTAAGGGGAGGGGAAACGCAAAATCGGGGGAGTTTTTGTCAAGGCGGGCATACGTACGCGTACGCCTAAGCCCCTTGCCCTAAATCGGCGGACATACCCCCCCCCAGGTCGACCCAGCCAGCACAAAAGCATGCTTATCAGGGGTGAGTGGTCGCTCACTTGCGGGAAACCCCGCTCGGTGCCGGCACTTAGCGCATCACGGGCCTAATCAACCGGATAACGCATAGTGGCGCATTGCGTGGTTTATCAAGGGGTTAGTACTGCAGGCGAACTCGAGATCCAACCCGGGAAGGCGATTGCTGCGGTGCGGGAACGCGCGCGGGATGGTACAGCGGAGGGTTGGGCGCGAGTGGCGGCCCATTTTAGAACCGTCTGTCACTACCGTCACCACTGTCACTGCCACTTCCTATAAACCCCCGTGAATATATTTACTCTCTCTCTCTAAATATAAGAGTAAGGTAATGACAGTAATGACACGACTGATTCCATTGATTAATTTGCGTCACTACCGGCATTACCGTCACTACCTCTTACGCCTCGGGACGGTTATAAACGTACGCTCGGCTGTCACTACCTCGTTTTTGCTGGCGTTTCCAGCCCATGAACCGGAGACATGCTCCGATCCTCATTTCTACGGCCCGATCGCGCCTTGCCAAGTCGATTCCAAGCTTCTCGGCCACGAACGATGTGGTGACGTTGGATTCACCCTTCACGATGGTGGTGATGTTGTCTAACCATGGGTCTGCCTGGAAGCGGCCTTCCTGCTCGGCTTTGGTGGCTTCGGCGGGCATCATCCAGTGGGGTTCGCCGGCCTTGTAGCGGGCCACGGCCTCGGCGAATAGCTGCTCGCGGTTCTGGCGCACCAGGTCCACACGCACTGTGCCGCGGCAGGAGATGGGCCAGAAGCGCCTCGCGCCTGTTTCGTCCCGGTTCCAGTCGTCCCTGTTCGTCGTTCCCACGAACACGCACTGCCTGGGATGGTCCTTCGCGTGGCGGCCGTAGCTCGCCCTGAAGCGATCGGATGGACAGGACACGGTCTGCTTCACGCGGTTCACCTCAGCGCGGTTGAACGAGTCCATTTCACTGATCTCGATCAGCCACTTGCCCTGCAGGATCTCGGCGAACGCCTTGGGATTGGTGGCCGACTCGTGCTGCTCGGCGAACCACTCGCCACCGATAACCTGGAGTGCGGTCGACTTACCGACGCCTTGGGCGCCCTCGAGCACGATCATGTTGTCGACCTTGCAGCCAGGCTCGAATACACGGGCGATCATCGATAGCCAGAAGTTGCGGCTTGCGGCCTTGGTGTACTCGGTCTCATCAGCCCCGAAGCAGTCCGAGAAGAAGCT